GTTGCCCAATCTAGTCTTCGTCCAGTATTATGTGTTGGAATATAATTTTCTGTACACAGATAAGTATTGTCTGGACTGTCTACGGAAATGCATTGAGTTTTTTGTATAATCGATTCTTCTATTTTAGAAACTCGTCTAACCCTAGATCTTCCAGATCCCCAATTTACATCCACAAGTTCTTTTTTCCTGTTCAATAGAAAAGGATTAATGTCAATTGGACGAAACGAAATAGGATATATGATTACGTTTTTTTTGTAATTTGTATCTCTTTTAATACACGCTTGATTCGGTCTTTGCCCAAGGGTTAAAAGTAGGTCTTTAACATCGTCGGATAGTTTTTTATTACAAGAAGTAAACACAGTTTGTTTTCTAATTGGATTTACATTTCCGTCTGTATCCATCAAACCCCTTAGTAAGTCTAGCCTTTGTTGAAAAGATGCTCTCAAATAAATTTTTGGTATATGTTTATTATTCAATAGATTTAAAGATTTTAGTATTTTTGTCACATTTAGGATCGATACTGTCTTATTTTTTGATCTTTTATCATTTTGAATTTTTCCTAGCTCATAACCTCTTGCTTGTATTTCTTCAAAAATTTCAGTATCATTGCCACTAATCTCGCAACCTCTATTTCTTCCGTCTCCTAACCAGACTCCTAATAGATAAGGATCTATTGGTAGGGATTGTTCATTACATTTTAATGGTTTTGTCACATTAATAGTATCGCCAATAGCTAGATCCTGTATAGATACCGTTTCACCATTAGATAATTTCCATAAATGCTCATCGTCACAAATTACCGATGTTTTGTCATCAAAAGTTACTCTGAAACATTTTTTTGTTTTGACTTTTGATTTTCCAACAACGCGACATATATTACCGTATTGATCAAAGACATTACATCCCACATTTATATCTGCAATTGTTGTCCATCCGTCAAGAGTAGGTAATTTTGTATCTAATGGCAATCCTTTCCAATCTATGACCTCAATAGTATTATCATTAGCCAAAGTTATAAGATCTATAGTGCCTTTTAAGCCCAAATATCCATCTAGTTTTTGATTATTAATATTATACTCGTATTTAGCCCATGGTTTTTCTATTACCAAATCAAAGTGTTGTTCTGGTCTAAGAATGGTGCGATTTCTAGGATCAAACATACCGCCATTAAATTCTATAGCCTTGTAAACCCAATTATAGCAGTCCTTATAGTCTTTTAGAGTCCAAGTATGATGACTATTAGCGGTACTATAATGCTTGTATACTTTTTCTATTATGGTATTAAGACTATAGTCATTTATATCTATAAGACCTAAGAATTCGTCGTCGTTTATATGAGATAATTTATCTTGCTGACCTTGTTTGATCATGGCAAGAATTTCTAAAACTTTATGGACTATTGTTCCTTTATCCGCCTTTTGTCCACTTGGACCCCTCCATCCTAGTACATATTCAAAAAAATATTGTTGTTCGCACATAGAATGGGCATTATAAGACGAACTACGGAAATAAGTTATAATCATGATATCCTATTATTGGGGTAGTACATTAAAATGTAACATAAGTTTTTTAAGTTTATCGTATTGCTCTCTAACTGTCATATGTTCATTATTAATGATAGCATTAAAATTATTCCAATCATATCTACAAGCGTCTAATATTGATTCGCTAATATGTTCTGATTTGTGTGGATTTCTATTTAGTCGAAATACTATTCCTCCATTATTTTTTATAGCTTCTACTTCATTAGGAAATCTACAATCAGAAACTATAACAACTTGAAGTTTACTCTTTTTAATTTTATTGATAAGAGCATTTACCCAAACATTATTATTTAATTTTCTAAATAAGTCAGTACCTATTAATTGCATTAAATCTCTAGCTGTTAGTTGCTTATCTTCCCAATAGGCATCAACTAGTTCATTCTTGTTATGATCTTCACCATAACATTGAACATATGATAATCCAAACATATTCATGCATATGTCTTCTTTTAATGGGTCTGCAAAGTTATATATTTCAACATCAGAATATCCATTGGATAATAATAATCCTTTTAAAAATTCTGAACAAATAGTTTTGCCAGACTGCTTACGGCCAGAAAATGCTATTATTTTAGTATTCATTAGTATTTATCTTTTAATTGTGGTAAAATAATCTCTTTTACTTCAGCTACTGACATATCAGCAACATCACTGTGGTCAATATCAATATAGAAAACATTATATGTTTTATGACATTTATCATAGATTTTTTGAGCAGCTCTTTTGCCAGCGTCGTCATTGTCCATAAGTATATATATACTCATTGCTCCAGAAATATCCAATAACAATTTTTGTTTTTCTTGTAATACAGAGCCGAATAGGGCTACGCTATTATGAATTCCGGCCTCTTCTAATCTCCAAACATTTCCTGGACTTTCGACCAGCACAACATTTTTATTTTGTTGTATATAGTCTTTTGCATACCATAGATTATATAGATATTCTTGTGTTTTAAATCCCTTATTATGTTTCCACTTAGAATATTGCCATAAATAATCTGAATTTGGACAATCTTTTGTTAAATTATGATAACTTTTACATTTAGAGCATTGAGTAAAAATACTTCTACCAGAACAACCTACCATATGTTCATGAGTGTCGTCGTATACTGGCACAACAGCCCTATCGCCCATTTCTTTTTCGGAACTTAAACATTCACCAACATCATATTTGATAAGTATCTCAGAAGAAAATCCTCTACTAATAAAATAATCTGATGGAATTTTTAAATTCTTTACTATTTTATCTCTTGTGATTTTAGGAGTATCGTCAACAGATCTAATATCTGTTTGTATATTATTAACAATATTTACAAAATTATTTTTTTCTACTTCTTTTTTACTAACTTTTATTTGACTAGGATTCTTTTTAGTAAAATTAATAGCATATTCTACAGCATCATTAAAAGAAACGGTTGGATCGCCCGGTCCTGTCCAACCATTTTGTTTAGACAAACAACCTCTTATAAATCCTATAATAGATCCTTTGAATGTTTCTTCGCATTGATGCGTTCTGCATTTCCAGTTGCCTCTATATGAGTCTCCTTTGTAATATAAATTACAAGCAGAATTATTATCTCCGCCATGAATTGGACATCTCATGGCTATCATGCGATCAAAAGTTTTGTATTCTCCAACATTTAAATTATCTAGTAAATTATCTATATCTTCACATAAATAATCAGATAGTACTTTAAGTTGTTGTTGATTATACGAACGGGATTTCTTGATCGTCATTGTTGTTCTCATCATTAACGATAAATCCTTTGTCTGTGTTAGTATTATTATTTACTAATTCCAATCTTGTCTTACCTTCTTCAATTTTTGCACACCAGCCCTTCATGTGACAATTAATATAGTCATTGTCGTCTAGGCCTCCACCATGTCTACTAATAATAGGAACAAGTTTTCTATTACCGTTAGTCGGTCCGTCTTCGGCAATCTCTTCGTCGCTTTTTCTTTTGAAAATAGTAAAATTGCTACATAACCATATTATACGATCAGAGCCGCTGGCGGTATCTGTGGTTTCTTTTGTTATACCATCCCTATTTAATTGTATAAAACCAAGAATAGGAACTTTATATCTGACAGCAAAATTATGTAAGCTTGTCATCATAAAACCTAAAACCTGATACTCTTTCATATCCTGAGATATTCCTGCACTATCCATTAGTTTTAGATAATCATAAACAATAACGCAGTCTTTGGCTGTTCCATCTGGGTGTAGCCCAACCTCCTTAACAAGCCATCTTCTCATGATAGCCAATTGTTCTTCAAATGGTTTACCAGCGATTGACTTGTAATACAGTCTAACATCTTTAAGTTCTTTTTGAGCCGTTTGTAATCTATTATTTTTATCCGGAGACTCAAATGCTTTACCGGTTTCTATACTTGAAATCTCTATTTCTGTCATCATGGCCAAAACTCTATTAAGATGATCGTCTGTGCTCATCTCGGTGTCCATATTTAATACTGGCACTTTGACATTTTTTGCTATGTGTAAACCAATATTATCTGCTAGCAGAGTCTTACCAGTTTTTGGTCTTGCTGCTATAATACTTACTGATCCTTTTCTAAGACCACCACCTATAGCATTGTCATAAACATGAAATCCTGTAGATATGCCAACTTGATCAATGGGATTTTCTTTGATATTATTGATATAATCATCAACGATATTTGCTATACAAACAGGATTATTGTCGGTATCATTTAGCAGTGTTGAGAAATTGAAGATACTATCTTCTGCTAATCCTATAATCGACGATATTGGTTCGGCACCGGTTATATCTAATAATTTTTCTTTTGCTTCTTCTAGTTGATCTCTAAGCAATCTAGCTATTTGTAGTTTTCTAATTTTAGCTGCAAATTTTCTAACATTTTCTAGATTAACCGGAAAATCTATAATAGCTTTTAAATGTTGAGTCTCATTTTTTTGAGATAAAATATGACCAAAATTTAATGATTGAGCAACAGATAGGATTGATGCTATATCTATGGAAGGACTATGATCTTTTTCACATATCTCTTTTATTACTTGATATATCATTATATTACTATCAACAGTAAATGTTGATGGCTGTATAATATCCGCAATATCTAAGTATGCATTTTCACCGTATTTGCATATTCCAGACAATACCGCTCTTTCTGCGGCAGGATCACAAAGTATCATTTTTCATCCAGCGTTTGTTGAACAGTTATTACATTTATAGCGAGAAGGACTATCATGCACAAGGGCCGGATTTATATTTTCTGTTTTTCCACACACCCTGCATTTCACAGATACCGGCTCGTATTCTCTTGTTCGTGCAACTGGTGGATGTTTTGCTAATTTTTCATCTATTAGATTATCATCTTTGTGCATATGAAACTCACTCATTTTTTCAAATTTATTACCAGACTGTGCTGGAAGTCTTTTATTTTTAGTACGGATACTATTTGTTAGTTGAGTATCTTCGCTCTCGACAGAGGAAATCTCTTCTTTTGTTTCAGCTTTTTCGTCTGGTAACAAAGACTGAAGTACGGTAATTAAATTTTTTATTTGTTCTGGGTTGTTTAATAAATCTTTAAGATCCATGTTTACTTTTACTCTTTTGGATGGAAATCATAACATCAGATAAGTTTTTTATACTATTAGCCAGATATTGCAATCTATCACTACGTTGTTTTGCATATTTTTTTATACTATTCAATCCATTAGCTTTTTCATTATGTTTAATAGCCTGTATTGATTTTTCAATATAACCATATCCTTTATAGTTATTAATATCGTCTGCTATAACTTCTTTTATATTTTCGTCCGCCCAGTTATATCTTGCTATTTCTCTATTTAAACTACGTTGTACATAGAAAGAGAATTGGGATAATCTATATGATATTTGCGCACAATCTTCTGGACTTAATTTCTCTATTTCATCTCTGTTCATTGATGTATATTTATTAATTTCTTCCGATGGTATAATACTAGCAGAGAATTCTGATAAACCTATAGAATTTTCGTATTCGTCTAAAATCTTATCCCAATACTGTAATTCTTCTTTAGATGATTTGCTGTTCATGATTTATTCTTTGTGTCCATTGATCTATATTTTCATGATATGGTAATTCTATGTATCTTATATTATTAATATTGCACCATTCTGATTTTTCTCTATCTTTTTTTTGAGCTTTAAGAAAACTCATCATGTTACCATGATAATATGGTACATACTTATAGTGTTGTTCTCCATGAACCTCAACACACCATTTTAATAGTGGTAGATAAAAATCTAAATATGCTATTTGGCCTTTTCTTATTGGTATCAAAACTTCTTCCAAGATTTGTAGTGTTGGATGAAGAGAAATTAATAGGTTTCTTGCCTGCAAATGGTACGATGACTTATTTTGTATTTTACCTTTTGAAACGTAACCTGTCAAGGCCCAAGAAACAACTTCTCCATCCAAGTTAGTTATATTCATTACTTTTTAATACCCAACAGGCTTTTAACAGAATCTTCGACCTCTTTTGCTATTTCTGGATTTTCCATCAAAAATATTCTGGTTTTTTCTGCTCCTTGAAATTTATGAGAGTCTTTGCTGGTTTTGATGGTATACCATGCTCCACCTTTATTTATAACTCCGACGTCTGAGGCCAAATTGACAAGTTCTGTGAGCTTATCTATACCTTCGTTATAGCGAATAAAGCTTTTTGCTACTCCTCCAGGAGGACCGAGAGCAGAACAAATAACTTGCCATTCAACCTCTTGGCCTATCTGAGTATCGTCTGCTCCTAAAGACCATGGCTTAGAACTTTTTGCTCGTAGTTTAATATCGGTTTGATACGCAATACCTTGACCGCTTTTCTCCTTAAATTCTGCCCCATATCCTGTTGGATTACCCATCAAATGAGTAATCCCAATCACAATATTTTTATTTACAGGAATAACATTAGAAACTTTTCTACAGAATTTAGCTAATAATTTTGCACCATCTGCTCTTTGCATTTTATCCATATCGCTGGTGATTTCAGCTTCTGTGCATAGCGCAGAATAAGAATCGATAATTACTATCGAACCAGGAATTTCATTAATAATTCTTTCTGCTATTTGTAGATATTCTTCAGCATGTAAAATCTTACCCTGTTGAGATCCTATAATATGAAATCGAGTTAAATCTAATCCCTTAATACCCAATAAATCTCTTTGTTTTAGTCTACCTTCGATATTTAGGTAGTACACTTCTCTGGGATTTTTAAGATCTCCTTGGTATTCTGGTTTTTGTGCTGTGGTGGCAAAGTCCAGTGAGGATAAAGTTTTTCCACATTTAGGTTGTCCTGTAAATATCACAAAACTACCTTCTGGTATTCCTCCGCCTAGAACTATATCCAGAGCAGGACTAATAGGAATAGTGAGTATCTTTTTTTCTACCAGTGAATTACCTGATAATATAATATCGTCTCCAAAATTTTTAATTATATCTTCTTTAAGACTCATTATCTATATCCTCTAGTTTTGAAAGTATATTATTAGATTTTTTATGATTGTTTGTTTTATATTTTTTATGAGATGATCTGTCTATATCTTTTGAAAATTCTTTGTTTTGTGAATCTAAGATTTTCTGATGATGTTCTATAATAGGTTTGAGCATGGGCGCTCGCAACGAATAAGTATTTACGGTTTTGCTATCTTGTAAGGCTTTTACTATAGCCAAAGGATTATATTGTTTAACTAACTTATTTGCTGTTGCAATCTGATTTCTATAAAAAGCAGACCATTCTTTATTTAGCCAAAATTTATAGTGAATATCTTTTTTGTCAAGTTTTGCCTTTTTTTCACAAATAATTTCTGTGATATATTGGGCAGCAGATACTTCCTTATTATTGGAGTATCTAGATATGAATTTCATTTGGTGAACGGTTTGAATATATGGTCTGGTGACTTTTGCGGATTAGATAATTTTGATCTGTTATGATCGTTCATCATAGATGCTTCTTGTGTCATAATAGCAACGGTGTTATTTTTTTTAACAGCAGTTTTTGTTATCATCAAATCTTTAGCTGTCGGTTGTTGATTCACCTTTATCAGATTTTCTGATTCTATCACAGATTGTACACTCTCAACAGATAAATTGGTTTCAGAAGCTATCTGTTCTGTTGTAAAATTCTGAGAAAATAAATATTTGATAGCGTAAATATTATTTTTTGATATTTTTGCCATTACATCCTCTCTCTTTCTGCTTTGATCAGCCAAGCTGAATTGCCTGTTAATAAAAAATTTAGATAAAATGAAAATGTGGTAGAGTTTACAGATACAAATTTACTAGCTGGTCTTACAACATTATGTAGAAAACTGTAGCTTTGTTCTCTGTCCAATTTTGATATTGGATTAAATAATTGATTATTGTTTGAAACTTTTATTTGATAAAACGCATTATTATCTTTATACAAGATTTTGGCTAATGTATTAGAATTCTCAGAAATAGTTCTACCATAATTATTATCATCTATAAAATCAGCATACTCTTTTTGACAAAAATATTGATTTTGTAATATTTTTTTTGTATTTGTGTCTTGTTTAAAAATGAAATTTTCAGTTATATTTTGATCCATTGACTTCTGCTTTCTCTGCTGATGTTAGCATACAGTTTTCTAGGTAATTAAAAAATATTTTTACATATTCATTATGGTCGTTTCCAGATGGCACCGGTATAAAATAATTATTAGCATAAACGTTTCTGTGTTCTGGAAATTCGGAGCCTTCTATATTTTCCATAATATTTGCTGTCATATTTATGAATATTTCGTATTGAGCATTGGTTTGTTTTCTAATTTTATTTATATCGTCAAAAATATACTTATATTCTGATAGATTTACAGACTCTTCATCTGTTATTTGTTTTATTTGGTTTCTTAAAAAGTCTGCATAGTCAGTACCAGATGGTAAGGGCTGATTATCCATATGTTAAGTCCATTTCGTTTTTGGTGGTTTTTTTATTCTATTCATACCTTTTGGTAAAACATTATCGTTTGTTGATTTATATGAATTATGTTTTGAATAAAGGGTTTGTTTTTGGTCATCGCTCAGTCTGTCTCTATTCCTATTAGCTAAATCCCCGATGGTTTTTAGTTCACTATCATGTTTTTTAATAGATCCTTGAATGCTTGATACATCATCAGCATAACTTCTTTCTGTTTGTTTGCTGTTACACAAACTACATTTTGGAGAAGCTATATAGTCTTTAATATAAAAAAATAGTTCAAATTTTTTGGAACAGGAGTTGCATATGTATGTGTAGGTCGGCATGATTTATTTTAGGTCTCTTTGAGCATCTTTTAGCCAAGATAGATTTTTTGTCTTTAGAAAAGTTATGTATTTTTGAAATACTTGTGGGGTGACCTCTTTAAAATCCCATTCGCTTTTACATATGCTATTAATAAATGATAAAGAATTTTTTTCTTCTATAGAAGATAGAATTTTCTTAGGATTGAAAATTTTTGAATTTGGATCCAATTTAATGTAATATCTACCATAAGATTTATCATTATCGGTAAAATGTTTTGGTTTTTTAGAAAATACTATTTTAGCAACAGCATTTGACATATTCTCGTTGTTTAATCTTGGATATCCATCATCATCAAGATAGTCTTCGAGTCCTAATAAACAATAAAATTTATCTTCATTAGAAGTAGATCGATTTGTATTAAAAATAGCCATCTATATATTTTATCCATTCTTTTTGGTCTGAATCACTACTATATATAGTAGGAAGTTCTTTTGCTAGCGGCAAGTATCTTGGCTCATAAAATGGTTTTTTAGGAACATTCAGTAATTTCATATTAGCTTGTTCGGGCGTTTTATTTGATTTTTTCCTATTACATTTAACACAAGCGGTTGCTATATTTAGCCAATTAGTAGCATCCTTTTTATTAGGATGAAATTGACTTTTTGGAATAACATGATCATAAGTTAATTCGTTATGATTAAATCTTAATCCACAATACTGACAAGTATGATCGTCTCTGATAAATAGATTTTTTCTAGAAAATTTTAATGATCTATTATGAATGTTGAAATATTTTTGCGTTTTTGCCACTAATGGAACTTTAAATTGTTTATCATTAGTTCCTTGAATATATTTGTCTTTATAATATTCAATAATTTCTATCTTAAAAGTTGGATTATCCTCATATTTTATAGACCAAATAATAGCTTTTTGCCAACTAATAATTCTTAATGGTGAATAATCAGCATTTAATAATAAACACTTACTATTTTCTGCCTTGTTCATAATTATCTAGTTTTGCTAAAATTTTAGCTATAATAGGATTACGAATGATATCATGATCAGTTAATGTAGCGATACCTATACCATCTACATCCGATAAATTTTTTATCATTTCATGAAAACCACCCTGTAAATGTCTAGCAAGATCTGATTGCGAAACATCTCCAGTTAATACCATTTTACTGTTTTGACCAATTCTTGTCAATAGCATTTTTAGTTGTTCATAGGAAGCGTTTTGGCATTCGTCTGCTACTATAAAACAATCATGAAAATTTCTTCCTCTCATAAATCCCAAAGGAACAATTTCTATCTTATTATTTAATTTAAGAGTTGCGTTTAATGCTGGACCAATAAAATAATTTATCTCATCTTCTATAGGTAATAGATAAGGAAATAATTTTTCTTCATATTTGCCTGGAAGGTAACCTATTTTTTCTCCTGCTTCAACAACTGGTCTGGTTATTATGATTTTTTTGATTTTATCTTCTAATAAATGTTCTAAGGCTAAGCCAACAGCGCAATGAGTTTTGCCACTACCGGCACTACCTTGACAAAAAGTAATAGTATTTTCTATGATAGATCGTATATATTCTTTTTGATTTTCTGTTCTTGGCTTTAATCTATTCCTAGATGATAGTCTTGTATTATCTTGATTAAGGGGCGAATTTGTGAGATCAATGATTTTTTCTTTTCTAGTGCTACCATTTTTTTTCTTTCTCAAGTTATGCCCTTTATAATAAGTTATATATTAATAACGACATATTAATATACACCATATATCATATTACAAACGACTTAAGATCAGGAGCTTTCCATCCTTCTGGTTTTAGTACTTTGCCATCTTCTCTCTTTTTTACTTTTCCTGTAACAGGGTCCACTTTAGCAAAATTCGTTTTCATAACTTCGTCCCATGCTCCTTGAGCATTACTACCAGTGCTATTTATAGCACCTGCCGTAACCACAATAATATCTATTAAGGCATCTAGTATTTCTACTCTATCTATATTGTTGATAGCCTCCTGAAGCTCCGACACTTCTTCTTTTATAAGAGTGTGATACATATCAAATTGAGATTGATTCCACTCGCATACTGTTTGATCACAGGCTACCATAAACTTGGTTTGGTCTTCAAACACATTACCCATAATTTAATATCCTTTATATTAAGATTCACAGTTTGTACAAGCTAAAATATTACGTGCTAATTCTTGTGCTGGATTAGCACTTCGTTGATAATAAAAGGTTTTGATTCCTAATTTCCATCCTTCTATGAGAAGATCACTAACTTGTTTTGGTGGTATGTCTGGCCCAATCATTAGATTCAAAGATTGAGACTGATCTATATATTTTTGTCTTTGAGATGCTTGAATAATAATTTCTTTCTGACTAATTTCGCCGAATGTTTTAAATACTTCTTTTTCGTTATCAGATAAAAACTTTAGATGCTGAACAGAACCTCCTTTAACCAAGATACTCTTCCAAACTGTTTCATCATTTTTATTATATTTTTTGAGAATTTCTTTTAGATGAGGATTCTTATAGGTGAATTTCCCTTTTGCTAAATTCTTAACAAAATAATTACTATTCAATGGCTCTATACTAGGACTAACTTGTCCTAATATAAAACTACTACTAGTTGTAGGGGCGATGGCTAATGTTGTGACGTTTCTACGACCATATCCTTCGAGAATAGGAGCTTCTCCGAATTTTTCTGCTAATTCTTTTGATGCTTTGTCTGATCGTTCTCTAATAGTTTGCCACATATTAGCATTAATGAGTTTAGCTTGCATACTTTCAAAACTTATCATTTTGCTTTGAAGATACGAATGCCATCCTAATACCCCCATACCTAATGCTCTATGATTTAGAGCAAAGTTTCTGGCACTCTTCATAAAACGAATATTCTCTGTTTTATTTACAAACTCTTGATTAACACTGTCTAAGAAATATATAAGAGTTTCTATCGCATCTGTTTGTATTATTTCGTCCCAATGAAGCAGATTAAGAGAACTTAGAACACAAACAAAACTATTATTTTCGTCTGATGCTAAAGTAATTTCCGAACATAGATTACTACTATTTATTTTTATAATCTTGTCTTTATAAGCTTGTGGAGCATTATTGTTTACAGTATCATAAAAGAATATGTATGGATATCCACTTTCAAATCGTTTTTGAATAATTTTAGCCCAAATTTTTCTTTTATGTTTGTCTCCTTCAACCATACTATTCATCCATTCATCAGTGATGGTAACGCCAATACTCATATTTTGAATAGGATGGCCTTCATTACGAATTTGTAAAAATTCCTCTATATCAGGATGCTCTACGGGTAAATATGCTGCAAAACTTCCTCTTCGTGCTGATCCTTGACTAATCACATCTGCTACTTTATCAAACAACTCCATAAAGTGAACAGGGCCGCTACTTTCTCCACCAACGCTAATACTTGCTCCTCGTGATCTTAACTCACCAAAATAACCACTAGTACCACCCCCTAATTTGCTCATCATACCAACTTCGGCCACTTTATACAGGATACTGTCCATCCTATCTCCAATATGAGAATTGAAGCAACTAACCGGTAATCCTCGGGAATTGCCATAATTGGTCCATACTGGGGTGGACAATGAGTAAAATCCTAAACTCATATAACGTTCAAATTTTTCTGCAAAACCCGGGATGTTTAATAGTCTCTCAGAGTTTTGCGATATGCTTTTTATTCTATCTTCTGGAGAAACACCTTGTTCAAGGTATCCTCTTTCTAAGAATAAGCGACTATGCGAATTAAGCCAATAGTACGGTTGCGTTGTCATTTAAAGTCCTATAAACCATTAATAATGATTAAAACAAAGCCTCTATATCAAACGATAGGGCTTTCTTAGAGTATTCTACGGGGCGAGAATGAAAGAAATCGGTCATATTGTTACCAAGAATCTGTTCATCAAACCACAGTGTTTTTGATAACAATTTTTGATCAATATCGAATACCGGTTCGTATCCTATTTGATCTAGTGATTCGTTTAATCTATTTTTAATAAATTCTTTAAGAAGATCGGAGTTTAAGTTTTCTTCTGCATAGCCATTAACAATCCAGTCAATTATTTCACATTCGTATCTAACTGCTTCTTTAGACTCGTGAATAATCTTATCTTCTAGTTCTTTATCGAACAGTTCTGGATATTCTTGTTTGATGGTATTGATTATTTTAATACCTATCATAGCATGAAGATTCTCTTCTCTGCTAGTATATTCAACTTGTTTATTTGTGTCTTTAAGCAAATTCAAGAATCTGCCAAAATAACTAATAGTATAAAATTGAGAAAATAATGCTATGTTCTCAACAAATAGAGTAAATAGAATAAGAGAATAAATAAATTGTTTTTTATTGTCTTGATGAAATTTATGCAAATGCTTACGAAGGTAATTCACTCTGCCTTTGATAATATCTAATTCTAGAATTTTTTCAAAGTTATCATCTATACCTAAAACCTCCAAAAGTCTTTCGTAGGCATCACCATGAATAACTTCCACATGAGCCATTGTGTAACCTAAATCATTAAGAGAAGGATGAGGTAAATTATCACCAAGTTTGGCCCAAAATTTCTTTACACTAATTTCTAATTGACCAATGGTGGATAATGCTCTAACAATAATCTGTTTTTGTTGTTCTGTTAAATTTACTCTAAAATCTTGAACATCGCTACTAAAATTAAATTCGCGATGAGTCCAGAACCCATTATGCATAGCTTCTATAAAGTCTTGGGTCCAAGGATAATTGTCGGGTTTTCTGGAAATTTGTTCGTCGAATATCATAATGGTTTTCTTTCTTTTTTTACTAAAATAGCAGCTAAACCTAATATTGTTAAAGTTGTAAATTCTTTGCCAATAGGATTAAAGTTTTCTATTAGATATAGTTGTACGAAGTATATGATAGATAAAATATAAAATAGGGTAACCATCATATTACACCATTCAATTGTCTCAGCCATTCAAGATTTGGATCTATATAAGAAATTTTCATGCCACTCATTTCAACGAACATATCGAATCTATTTTTTGCATCATTATCAAATAAAATTGTGCCATGATCGTCTATCATATAAACTGTATCTATGCCCTCTTGGTGTAGAGCTATTATGCAATCATTACAGCATTGACCAGTAACATAAGCTGTGCCACCATCCGGTCTAACAACACAATTAGCAAGAGCATTTCTTTCGCTGTGTACCATCCAATGGTATTTTTCAGGTCTTGTTAGAGGTAATCGGCTATCGTCCAACCCTTTGGGAAATCCATTGTATCCTACCCCGAGAATACGATTTTGTTTATCGGTTATGACACATCCGTGCTGAGTATGAATATCGTGGCTTCTTTGAGAAACCACTTTGGCTAGCCCGAGAAAATAATCGGTCCATGACGGTCTGTTTTTTGATTGTATCATTCATGTATTATACTGTCATTCCTGATCGTGTCAACCCGTTTTTGTATGATCGTGGCTTTGTCAACAAACTCATATTTTTGAATAGGATTTGGTAACATATGATGCCATTCGATTGTGAAATTTGATTCTGATTCATCTAATATGTGACCATAAACATTAAGATCTTCTTGTAAATAACAGTCATTATTATATAGTTTTACCATATGAAAATAATTATTTGGAGCTTTAGTGTTTAAAATCTTTATATATTGTAGTTGAGGATAATAAAAATTAAGATGATTATATGGAATAATATAACCAAATATTCTTTCCAAAGAATGAGAATACGTTCCCAGAATTGATTCATTTACTTTTTTAGTCTCTTGAGATAATAATTTCTGAAGCAAATGGTTGTGGGGTAGAAAATGCTGTTTAAATAACTCTGTTTTGCTCATAAACATATTACCACCAAAAAAAGAATATTGATATATGTTAGAATATTGAATATTTAATATGTCACACAAATATAAAATTTTTTGATTATGATATAGTTCATTATTACTAGATAGTAAAAATTTATTACCAATAGCGCCACAGTTGCTATGATGTATTGTTTTATAGTTGTTATTAAAAATATCATTATCACCAAAAAAATCGTGTAATAAAATGTGTCTCCAAGCAATTTGATTGTATTGTCCTAATAAGCTTTTTTTACTATGTAGTTTTATAAAATATGGTTCTTTAATTAATTCTAAAATATTGAGAAAAGGAGCAACATCTGCTCCATAATTATCACAAAATAAAATTGTTGTATCAAAATTTTTTTCTGCATTTTTTATAATATGTTTTTGAGATCCATTATCGTTATACAAACAGAGATATAGATGGATATGATCCTTAAAAGGAGATAATATCTGTAAAAAATTGCTCCATAAATCTAAATAATACAAAGATAAACTAATAGCTAATTTATTCATCTTGTATATTAGGATAAAAGTTTTGTAGCAAAAGAATTTCGAATTGAAGTAAAGATTTAAGATTTTGTAAAACTTTTTTGGATATATTTGCGTTATAATTATTGGTATTTACTCTTGATTCTTCCAAAATAAGACCGAATGGATTGTTATGATTCAATTCTGTAATTGATTCATTCATATAATCTGATTTTATAATAAAATTATATTTTGATAATTCTTCTATAGCGATATTATATTTTGTTTCTATATCTAAGTTTAGATGGCTATATTTAAAATATGTTAAGTAATCTATGGTTATGTTGCCGTATTCTTTAGTTTTTTCTTTTAGTATATTGTATGAACAGTATTCTGGATTTAATTTATCAAAAAAATACATATGGCTAATAAATCTTAATATAGGATGTCTAATACTAATAATCCTGAATGTTGAAGAAATATCTAAATTAAAAGTTTTTTCAAAAAAATATGCATGGCTATGATCAGCAAATAATTTTGTGTCATTATGAATAATAGGTATATATTGGTTATCTTTTTGTAAACACATATTATTATGTGTAAATTCTGATATATATATTGGAGTTTGTGAGAAATATGAGTTGGATAAACAAGCTTTATATAAGGATGTTTTAAAGCTACTTCCTCCACACTTTGGGGTATGATTAAAAACAAGATGAGAAAAATTATTCATAAAATAAATTTTTTATAATTACTGCAATAGATGATGGATTTTCTCTGGTTCCTTTTAATAGAATATCTTCTACACTGGCAAATGTTTCGATATATAATTTTTCTGATAATGTAGCAAAATTACTATTCCATATTTTGTGATGCATTAAATTTTCAATATTATCTATTGTAAATTTTCCCAATTCATATATTTTTTCGCACCAAGGTGCGTGTAAATCTTCTATAATATATGTTCTACAAAAAGGGAATAAGCAAGCAAAAGAGGTCTCGATGCTTTCTTGTGAATGTAAACCATCGTCTAGTATCAGATCATATATACCGGTTATATTTTCTAGTATCTCTTTTCTTTTAGTTTGATTTACATTTTTTAATACTGTATTTTCTATAGTTGGTATATTATTGATATCCCATCCTTCTATAATTGTTTCTACATTTAGCCATTCTCTCCACATTCTTATAGATGCACCGTCTTTTATTCCTATTTCTAATATTTTTTTGAATGTGTCTTTTTTTAGATTAAGATATTGTTCATAAAAATCTAAATATTTATGATAAGTAGCTTTATCTGTATTATATTTTATTCCTATTTTTTGAAGTTCCATGTTAAATATTTTCTTTTATATAGTTATTAATATCTAATATATCATACATATATTCTGTATCTTGATTAGATAATATTGTTGTAAAGTTTTGGTTAGTTTTTTGATTATAATATTTAGAATAAGAGTCTGCCTGGTATGTATTTCTATAACACCTGGGTATCAAAGGATAAAAGGTATGCATATCCAAATTATTGCAAACTTGACCAAAATATATATCTCCTTCTGGTTTTAGTCCTCTTAAATATCCAAAATTTTTCCATATTTTATATGTGATGCCGAACTCGAAACTGGGAATCCAATTAGCATAATATATTTTATCTATATGGGAGTGTGGGAAATCGTATTTTTCTGGACTATACATCAAAGATCCGGATATTGCAAATGTTTTTGGATATTTATATACATAATGATTGTACATATATTCGTGATATAGTAAAAAATCTTTAGAGACAACGCAATCATCTTCTAAAAATATAACATAATCACTAAATTTAAAACCAAGATTTATAATTGTTTGACATGCTTTGTATGGGCCATAATTTGTATTTAATATTATTAAGTTTATTAATTTAAAATTATATTTTTTTAAAGCAATATATTTTATAAGTTCTTTTTTTAATATTTTGTTTTGTATTATCCAATCATTTTTATCTAAATATGGCATATTATTTGTTGAATCTATACTTATAAGTATTTGATATTTATGAGAATTTACACAATTATTTAAAGTATCAAGTAATAAAAAAGTATCTTTTATTTTAATAAATGTATTGATGCAAATTATATTGTTCATTTTATTTTAAAATTTTTTATAACATCTATAAATTTAAGTCTATTAATTTCTTGAAATCGCTTTGTTCCATTCTCAATGTTTGTACCAGCGCTAGATCCTTCATTATGAATAGCTATCGCTCTAGGTTCATATAAGGTATTTAAACCAAAGGAATGTCCTCTGTATTGTAATTCGCTATCCTCATAATACATAGGATAAAATATAGTATTAAATACGCCTATTCTATTTATGGTTTCTCTTTTGATTAATAAAAAACATCCGGAACAATATCCAACATATTTAGGTATATTATATATGAGACTATTTGGATCATCATATCTTCCTATATTTCTACCAAATCCGTCTTCATACAATTCTGCCCCTGCTTCCGCTAATCTTCCATCAGGAAAAATAGTTTTACCGCCAACAAAACCAATATCTCCGGAAGAATATGCGGATGATACCATATGCGATAGCCAATCTTCTGATACTATTTCAATATCATCGTTAATCAATACTACATCAGAATTTTTATATTTTATATCTAGCATTACTTTATTATTTGGAATAATAAAAAATTCATTACTTTTATTTTTAATATAGGTAACTTTATTTTCTATGTTATTTTCTTTTAAAAAATCTCCTATAGAATTTTCTATTTGCTGTGTTGTGCTATTATCTGTAACTACTATATGATAATTTTTATAGCTTGTTTTTCTTATGATAGAAGATAGGCATTTGTATAGTCGTTCTTTGTTATTAAAAGCAACAATACTGATCACCATATGTTTATCTTCTAATGTATTTTTTAAAACATCAATACTTCTTTGTGTAGACACTATATTATGTATATGTTTTTGTCCTAAATTTGCTATTTTTTGTTGTTCATTGATGTTGTTTTTATAGAAAGCACATAAACTTTTAACAAAACTATCGTTACTAGTACAAATAAATCCATTTACAGAGTCAGTAAGATTTATGCCCTCATTACCTATTGGTGACGTTATAATTGCGAGATTTGCCATAGCAGCGTCGCATATTTTGCCTTTTATACCAGCACCCCAATTTAATGGGGCTAATAATACCGAACATTTTGAATATATACTGTTCAAATCAGAAACATGATCAGTAATAATTATCTGTTTATCATTATAAATATCAGAAGAAAAATTGATATTTTTACTATTAGGACCAACAATAAATAATTTTGGTTTTTGGTAAATAATATTTTTGTATTCTTTAGTTTCTTGAAATTTTTTATATATTTCAACAGCTTGTTGTGCGGCATCTATATTTGGGCGATGATCATAACTACCAATAAATAAAATATTATATTCTATTTTTTTTATATTTTTAGGATCATGAATATTACTAAGAATTTTAATATTATTATTATATCCTATTTCTTTTTGTAGAAATATTTTATCATCATTTGTAACAGTAAATATAACATTCGCTTTTTTATAAGTATTTATTTCTTTGTTTTTATTACTATATAATAGTTCGTCTGTGATATTTAATAATCCCGCATTTTTTCCTCTGTGTTCTCTAATCCAATGTATATCAACAGTATCAATAATAATTTTAATATTAGGATAATAAGATTTTACAATATCAATATATTGATCTGCTATATCATACCAAGAAAATATTGCATTGTTATATATAATATTATTATCAGCTGCTTTTTTTAGATTTATATCAAAATATTTATTATTTTTTATGTCTGGTAAATTAATTGTTATACCTAGTTGTTGTAATTTTTTAATATGATAATTTTTTTTATATCCATTACAAAAAAAAGATACGTTATATTTTAAATATAATTTTAGAATTGTTAGTATTTGTAAAAGTCTATTACCCCCGCTACTCATGTCGTAGTCTGGTGCGATTGGTGAAAAATAGAGTAGATTTTTTCCACTATTCCAAAATTCTGCATTATTTTTTGTTTTATAATCTATATAACGTCTATTTTGTTTGATTCCAAAATTTAGATAGTGTTCTATACATGCTTTATCATTTGGTAATATTGATTGTATATCTTTGTTAATCTCAAAATATTTTTTAGGATTAAAGTTTATTGGTAACATGCTATAGTTAGTCATTATAATATAAACCTATTTTAAGATTATGATGAGATACTATATATCCAAATATTCTTTCTAAAGAGTGAGTATACGTTCCGTGTTCTTCATTAATTTTATTTTTTTCATTTTTCAGATAAGACTCAAGTATCGAATACTGCGGCAGTAATATTTGTTTAAACATATTAGTTTTACTAATAAAGGTTGATCCAGCAAAAAATGGACTATTTTTTAATTTAGTATAATTTAATTGTAGTAAATTGCATAATGTTTTTATTTTATTTATATGTATAGATTTATCATTATTATGTAGTAAATATTTTTTATTTCCTATCATTCCTATTGTGGGTAATGATAATGTTTTAATAGCACGATCTACAATAGATGGTTTAAGTAAATGATTTAAATCATATCTCCAATTGGTATTTCCGTATCCCCATAAACTTTTTTTACTGTGTGTTTTTATAAAGAATGGTTCGGAGATAGCTTTTAACTGATATAAAAATGGTGCTATATCAGCTCCATAATTTTCATGGAAACTTAGAGAATAGTTCCAAGACAAATTAGATAGGTCTTTTAGAATATGAGAAAAATTAGTATTAATACATAATCCTAAATATAATTTTATCTTATATTTTATATTTTCAATTAGTTCTTTATACTCGTCCCATAAATCTGTATGATATAGATATAATGCTACAGCAATTTTCATTACTGGTTAGTTGGTGTTTGGGTAATTGTTGGTGTTAATGTGGTGGTAGATGTTGGGGTTATTGTAGGTGTTAATGTGACGGTGGGTGTTGGGGTGGAGGTTTTTGTTACTGATGGAGTAGGAGTTTGTGATACATTCGGCATTTCTTTTACTAACATAATTTTATCATTGATACGTCCTTCTAAAATAAAACCCTTATATAATACTTTGATGTCATCATTACTATAAATATTAGGATTATATTGTAGTTGTCCAATTTTAAATGTATCACATAGAGCTTTAGTAGAAGTAGGAGTTGGAGTATATGTTGGTGTTGGTGTTGGCGTGTGAGAGGATGTAAAGCTTACTGTTGGCGTTGGTGTTTGAGTTCTAGTAACCGTTCTAGTGGGTGTTTTTGTAGGTGTACGAGTAGGAGTTGATGTTTTTGTTTGAGTCGGAGTTTGAGTATTTGTAACAGAAGGCGTGAGTGTGGGTGTTGGGGTAGCGCTTGCTGTAAGAGTTGTTGTTGTGGTTAATGTTGGTGTACAAGATGGAGTTAAGGATGGGGTTGTTGAAGGAGTGGGCGTTGGACTACTTGTTATACTTGGTGTGGGTGTTGGGCTAAGACATGCTCCAGGACTACCAAAAGTATTGTTTGCTATTCCATTATTAACATTAAC